CGAATATACTCCCCATAGGGGCACAGGCGACAAAGTTATGCGTTTGAACTCTGTGTCTGATATGTTCGCATCAGGTTTTGTTTGGTATCCAGTTGGTCGCAGATGGGCCGAAGAGGTTGTAGATGAAGTCTGCGGGTTCCCCGCGATGCCAAATGATGACTTGGTGGACAGCACCGTGATGGCGTTAATGCGTTTTAGAAACGGTGGGTTTATTGCGCTGCCCGGAGACGGGTGGGACGATGAAGGTGAATTTGAACCCGTGAGAGCGGCTTACTATTAGGGTTAGAGCATGGCTATTGATAAAGCGCTATACGGTGCTCCGGTAGGAGTAGACAAAAAAGCAGCGGGCGAAGCGCCGCTAGAAATTGAGATCGAGAACCCAGATAGCGTCGAGCTTAGTATCGGCGGTGAAGAGATTCTTGATATTGAGCCCGGAGACGAAGGCGATGTCGTTCCGCACTCAGATAACCTCGCGGAGTACATGGACGAGGAGCAGTGCGCGAAGATCGCTGATGAACTGCTTGAGGCGTACGCCACCGATATTGAGTCGCGTGCTGAGTGGGAAGAGACATACCACGACGGCCTTGAGCTGCTGGGTCTAAAGATTGAGGACCGCTCAGAGCCTTGGGAGGGCGCGTTTGGCGTCTACCACCCCCTGTTGGCTGAGGCAGTAGTTAAGTTCCAGTCCGAGAGTATTGTTGAGACATTCCCAGCGCAGGGTCCGGTTAAGACAAAAATTCTTGGCAGCCGTAACAAAGACAAAGACGAAGCAGCAGCGCGTGTCCGTGAGGACATGAACTACATGCTGACAGACAAGATGGCAGATTATCGCTCAGAGCACGAGCGCCTGCTGTGGAACTTGCCCATCGCAGGTTCGGCGTTTAAGAAGATTTTCTACGACCCCTCGCTAGAGCGCCCCGTCTCGCAGTTTATCCCCGCTGAGGACTTTGTGGTCAGCTACGGAGCCTCAAGCCTTGAGAGCGCACAGCGCTACACCCACCGCATGAAGCGAACGAAAAATGAAATTCGCAAAATGCAGGTCAACGGGTTCTACAAAGAATGCGAGATTGGCGATCCGGTTGCTGATGAAGACGATATATCCAAGCGCAAAGATGAGATCGGCGGCTTTGATGCGGCACGAGATGATCGCTACACACTGTTAGAGATTCACTGCGAGCTTGATATTGAGGGCTTTGAAGACCTTGATAAGTACGGCGAAGAGACTGGGATTGAGCTTCCTTACGTTGTGACGATTCTTAAAGACAGCGGCAAAGTTCTCTCCGTCTACCGAAACTGGGCTGAGACCGATGACAAGAAACAAAAGCAGATTCACTTCTCGCACTACAACTACATCCCCGGCTTTGGTTTCTATGGTTTCGGCCTTATCCACCTCATTGGTGGTTTTGCCAAGGGCGCTACGTCGATCATGCGCCAGCTCGTCGATGCGGGCACGTTGTCTAACTTGCCGGGCGGCTTCCGTACGCGGGGGCTTCGTATACGTGGCGGTGATACGCCTGTTGCACCGGGTGAGTTCCGCGATGTGGATGTGCCGACTGGCACGATCAAAGACAACATTATGCCGCTGCCCTATAAGGAGCCCTCAACGGTTCTGTCAGGGCTCTTAGATAAGATTGTCGAGGAGGCGCGTCGCTTTGCTGCGATGTCTGATCTTAGCGTTGGTGATATGCAGCCAAACGCGCCGGTTGGGTCTACACTGGCTATTCTGGAGCGTCAGCTCAAAACACTGACAGCGGTGCAGGCACGCATGCACGCGGCGATGAAGTCTGAGTTTAAGATTCTCAAGAGCATTGTCGCTGAGATGTCCCCGGAGAGCTACGAGTACGACGCCGTGGGCGATGAAGGGTTTATGGCCCGTCAGCGTGACTACAGCACGGTTGATTTGATTCCGGTGGCTGACCCTAACGCCTCAACGATGTCTCAGCGCATCGTTCAGTATCAGGCGGTCATGCAGCTCTCGCAGCAGGCTCCGCAGCTCTATGATTTACCTCTCCTACACCGTCAGATGGTGGAGACGCTAGGTATTAAGAACGCAGAAGAGCTTATTCCTGACGAGGATGACATCAAGCCCGCCGACCCAATGTCAGAGAACATGGCGTTACTCAACGGCAAGCCGGTCAAGGCGTTCCCGTATCAGGACCACGAGGCGCACATTCAGGCGCACATGGCGTTTGCTCAAGACCCTGAGATTGCCAAGATGATCGAGATGGAGGGTGACGCCGGTAAGATGAAACTAGCTGCTGGCATGGCGCACATCAACGAGCACGTCGCTGAGCAGTACCGCCGCCGGGTTGAGGAACAGCTGGGTGTACCTGAAGCTGATCTTGAGCAAACGGGCGTTAAGGTCGGTGGCGACCTCGCTGCTGAGCAGATTAAAGCTCAGCAAAATCTGGCAGCTCAGATGATGAGCCGTCAGCAAAATGGGAACGAAGGTTCACAGCAGGAGTAAACGATGATTCGCACGTTCGGAGAACATCTCCGCCAAGAGATTCGTAAAGATATGGACAGCATTACTGATGCAATCGCGACAGGTGCAGCCACGTCTTACGATGAGTACACCCACTACACGGGTGTTGTTAAAGGGCTGGCACAGGCTGAACGGCTGGTGCTGGATTTGATGGAAGCCGCAGAAAGAACTTCTGACGAGAACTAGGAGGCAACATGACTACAGCCGAAACGGCTGCACCACAGCTCACTGAGCAGCAAATACCGAAGCCTACGGGCTACCGCATTTTGGTCGCGATACCTGAAATCAAAGAGACTTACGAAAGTGGTCTTGTAAAAGCGGACACAACACTCAAGCACGAGGAAGTGTCCACGATGGTTGTTCAGGTAGTTGATATGGGACCAGACGCTTATAAAGACGAACAGCGTTTTCCAAATGGCCCCTATTGTAAGATTGGCGATCATATTCTTATTCGTGCTTATTCTGGCACGCGTTTCCGCATTCACGGCAAAGAACTTTTTCGAGTCATCAACGATGATTCGGTAGAGGCTGTGATTGAGGACCCAACGGGATATTCCCGCATTTAAGGAGTAAATCATGGAACCGGAAAACAAGAACGAGGAAGTCGATTTCGACGACACCGAGCACAGCAAGAGTTGGCACAGGCAACGTATCAGGCAGAGCAGGCAAACTTGCTTGCACCGCGCTACGCCAACCAAAACGTATCTGCCCAACAAAACAATGCTTTACAGCAGAGTAGTCAACAGGTATATAATAACCAACAGCAGCCACCTGTGCGTGCGCCTGAACCTGATTCAAAGGCTTTGGATTGGGGACAACGTAACAAGTGGTTTGGTGAAGACGATGAGATGACTAGTTTCGCACTGGGAGTCCATCAGAAGTTGGTAAAGGACGGTGTTCCGCCCTCTACTGACGAGTACTACGAGCGACTTGATGCTCGCATCCGTGAGGTTTTTCCGAGTCGGTTTGAGGACGCACAACCCCAAGCAGAACCGGAACCTCCGAAAAGGAAAAAGCGGCAACCCTCTACCGTTGTCGCCCCGGCTGGACGAACTCCAAAAGGGAAAAAGGTAGTGCTGACACAGTCGCAAGTTGCGATGGCAAAGAAACTGGGAATTAGCCCAGAAGCGTATGCACGCGAAGTACAGAAACTGGAGGCGAACAATGGCTAATACAACTCGTACCCGTGAAGCGCGTCCCGTTTCTCGCGAGCATGAAAATCGTGAAGTGACTGCGCGTAAAAAGCAGTGGGCACCTGCAAGTCTGTTGCCCGAGCCTGACCCCCAAGACGGGGTGTCGTTTCGTTGGGTTCGCAAGTCGATGCTCGGCACAAACGACCCGACTAATTTTTCTCGCAAAGTGCGTGAAGGCTGGGAAACCTGCCGTATTGAAGACCATCCTGAAATGAAACTTCATGTTGATCAGGAAGCTCAGAACTCTGGGTTGGTTGAGATCGGTGGTCTTATTCTCTGCAAAATGCCATCTGAAATGGTGGACCAGCGCAATGATTATTATCGCAACCGTAGCGAGGCTCAGGTCGAGTCCGTAGATAATAACTTTATGCGAGAAAATGACCCGAGAATGCCTCTGTTTAAAGACAAGCAGTCGAAGGTCCGTTTTGGACAGGGTTCTTAGAACCGTAAAAATTTTCCTTTAGGAGACGAATCTCATGGCATATCCAACCGTTTCTGGCCCTTTTGGGCTTGTCCCGGTGAAAATGGTCGATGGGGCTACGTACACGGGCGCTCAGCGTTCGTATAAGATCGAATCCGGCAATGCGACGGCGATCTTTAACGGAGACCTTGTGGCTATTGGCACCGATGGTTTCATTGATCGAGTGGCCGCAGGCGATGACATTGACTATGTTGGTGTTTTTGTCGGCGTTTCATACACCGATCCTACTTTTGGCTTGACCTTCCGCAACAGCTATCCGGGTAATATCACGGCTGACGACATTACGGCTTTTGTCGTTGATGGCGACAACGTGCTTTACAAGGTAGCCGTCGTGGACTCCAACGGCGATGTTTCTGGCATTGCTCAGTCGGAGATTGGTAACAACGTGGGTCTCGATGATCAGAGTCCTGTTGGTAACACCACTACTGGTCGGTCGAACATGGCCGTTGACGATGCCTCGCACGCCAACACTGCCACGTTGCCGCTTCGTGTGGTTCAGGGCGTTGAAGAGACTAAAGATTCTTCGGGTAATTTCACCGAGATTCTTGTCAAGTTCAACGCTGGTCATCAGCTTAGCACCGCCACTGGTGCGGGCGACGCGTAAAGGAGTTTAGGTCATGCCTATTTCTAGATCACAAATGGTAAAAGAGCTGCTGCCGGGACTGAACGCCCTGTTCGGCATGGAGTACGCTCGATATAGCGATGAGCACAAGGAAATCTTTGAAGAAGAGACTTCCGAGCGTTCATTTGAAGAAGAAGTTAAGCTGTCAGGTTTTTCTGCGGCTCCGGTTAAGTCTGAAGGCGACGCCATTCAGTTTGATTCGGCGCAGGAAGCTTACACGGCTCGTTACAACCACGAAACGATTGCTCTTGGTTTCTCGATTACTGAGGAAGCTGTTGAGGATAACCTCTACGACTCTCTGTCTTCGCGTTACACCAAGGCGCTTGCTCGTGCGATGTCGTACACCAAGCAGGTTAAAGGCGCTTCAATTCTGAACAACGCCTTTGATAGCGACTTCGCCTTTGGCGATGGTAAGGCTTTGTGCTCGACGGACCACCCGCTTGTTTCTGGTGGTACTAACTCGAATACGCCTGAAACGGCTGCTGATCTCAACGAAACTTCGCTTGAGGCTGCTGTCATTCAGATTTCGGGTTGGACAGACGAGCGTGGCCTGTTAATCGCAGCCAAGCCTCGTAAGCTCATTGTTCCGCCGTCGTTGATGTTTGTTGCTACTCGTCTCCTTGAGACCGAGCAGCGTGTTGGCACTGCCGATAACGACCTCAACGCGATCATGAACAACGGGTCAGTCCCCGGTGGATACGGAGTTAACCACTATCTGACTGATGACGACGCATGGTTCTTGACCACCGACATCCCGAACGGCCTGAAGCACTTCGTTCGTACTCCGCTTACGACGAAGATGGAAGGCGACTTCGACACGGGTAATGTCCGGTACAAGGCGCGTGAGCGTTATAGCTTCGGTGCCAGCGACCCGCTGGGTATCTTTGGTAGCCCCGGCGCTGCCTAAAAACTGAGCTTGTCTCAGTAACTCAAGACCCTGCTTCGGCGGGGTCTTTTTTTGGTTGCGTTATTTAACTGGTTTGCGTATAAAGATTTTAAGTCTGGGACATTTCCAGCTATACCGACCGACCCAGCGGACTTTGCAGATGACGGTATAGCAAGTGCTGCAACACG